GACAGGTTTTTCAACATAAAAAAACCACACGCGCCAAACTGACAACAAAGAAGATTACTAAAGTGTTACCTGCGGATGGCATAGGGTGTGTATTAGAACTTGAAGGTGTGTCTCACCGATTCAAAACTATGATACAGCCTGAAAGCTACCACCAATATGCAGGAGTTTTATATATGGATAACAGTTATTTATTCTATGGGTACTATGAGTATCCGCAAAAAGATACTTGGAGATTAGTATAATGGCTAAGGCAGTTATATCCAATAGAATATATTTAGATAATCCAGGCGTAGAGCATACTAAACACGTAATTAAGTCTCTTACTTATAAAATTCATAAAGATACGGGATCAAAGAAGTTTGCTAGTATAGAAACTATTAAAAATTATAAGTCATTAATCAAGGGTATTTTATCTATTCCGCAAGGTCGCACAGATTTAGTGCCACAAGACTACGAGATCATAGATAAACGAGTATTAGTGCCTGTACCTTTTCCTGTCCCTAAATTTGAGCTATATGACGATCAGCAGAAAATCTATGATGAAGTCACAGACACTTGCTTTATCAATGCGCTACCAGGCTGGGGTAAGACTTTTACAGCACTACACCTTGCTCGTAAGTTTGGACAAAAAACTTTAGTTATCACACATACTGCTGCATTGCGAGATCAATGGGTTGAAGAAATTGAAACATTATTTGGTTGTGAATGTGGCATTATTGGTGGCGGTGACTTAAATTATGAAGATCACTTTATTACAGTTGCTAATATACAAACACTTGTAAAGCACACAACTGACCTTGCAAAAGAATTCGGCACAGTTATCTTAGACGAAGCACATCACTGTCCTGCAACAACTTTTGCTGCAACAGTTGACGCTTTTCATGCCCGATACCGAATAGCACTTTCAGGTACAATGATACGCAAAGATGGTAAACATATCTTATTCAAAGATTATTTTGGTAGCACAGTGTTAAAACCACCAGTATCAAATACCATACCTCCTACCATACATATGGTAAAAAGTGGCATTACACTTAAACCTAATGCAACCTGGGTTGATAAGATCACTGATCTAACTCAGAACGAAAATTACAGACAATTTATTGCGGATATAGCTAAGATGCACGTTGCCGAAGGGCACAGCGTTTTAGTTATTGCTGATCGAGTAGAATTCTTAGAGAAAGTAAAAGAATATGTTGGTGAAACGTGTTTGTTGGTTACTGGGGGAACCAGTTTTGAAGATAGACAACGGGCAAAAGAACAAATCCTTGCCAAAGAAAAAATGTGCATTGCTGGAAGCAGGCAAATATTTTCAGAGGGAATTTCCATCAACATCCTTAGCTGCGTAATTTTAGCAGTACCTATGTCAAATGATAGTTTACTAGAACAAATTGCTGGTAGGATTATGCGAATGCATGACGGTAAACTAGACCCAATTATAGTAGACATTCAATTTGCTGGTTATGCCGATAAAAAGCAAAACACAGATAGGTTAGGGCTTTATCTACGCAAAGGCTGGAAAGTATTAGCGTAGATAAAATTTCACTTGTCAAATGGTATCCAAAATGGTATAATATTATTAAGTTTCAGTATATGACCCTTTTCTTCAACCTTGGATTGCTTGAGTCCGAAACACAGTGTGACTCTACAAAGCTAGTTGAAACTTTAAGATTGCATTTTATTAGAAAATCTATTCCTAAAAACCGATACAGTAAAATCAAACCGATTTTTAACTTAAAAGGTAATAGTTTTCTAATAAACCCTGCGGTTCTATTTACTGATACCAGCACAGATATTGTACATAAAGCACAATACATACGATTAGCGGGGCGTAGAAATTACGCAATATATAAACATTACGGTTATACATATCTAGACCTATCTTACTATTCAGATATTGACCTAAACGCAATAAAATCAAATCCGCTACTAAAAATAACAGAAAACAAAATTCATTTCAAATACGAGGAAAAATAAAAATGGCACTTAGCTTTAAAAACACCAAAGGTAAAGCACAATCAAACAAAGTCGAATCTTACGAATACAAAGATGGCGAAAATACGGTCCGCTTAATTGGCGGAGTTCTTCCACGATATATTTATTGGCTGAAAGGCACTAATAACAAAGATATTCCAGTTGAATGTTTGGCATTTAGTCGTGAAAAGGAGAAGTTTGATAACATTGAGAAAGATCATGTTACCGAGTACTTCCCAGAAGCAAAATGCTCTTGGAGCTATTCTGTAAATTGTATTGACCCTAAGTCGCAAAAAGTTGTTGCTCTCAATCTCAAGAAGAAATTGTTTGAGCAAATCGTTACAGCGGCTGAAGATTTGGGAGACCCTACTGACTATGATACAGGTTGGGATGTGGTATTCAAGCGTGTAAAGACAGGCCCTCTGCCCTTTAATGTTGAGTATACCTTGCAAGTTTTGCGTTGCAAAGCTCGCCCACTAACCGCCGAAGAGCGCGCTATGGCAGATGCTGCTAAGAATATTGATGAGAAATTTCCTCGTCCTACAGAAGCAGATGTAAAAGCCTTGTTGGAAAAAATTACTACCAACACTGAAGAAGATGGCGAAGGCGAATCTTCTGAGCAAGAAGCAGTCAAAGAACTAGGTTAACAAACTAAAGCCCGCTAAACTATTTGCTTAGCGGGCTTTTCTGTCTCAAAGGCAATATGAAAGTATTATTTACAGCTGACGTCCATATTAAATTGGGTCAGAAGAATGTTCCTATTACATGGGCTAAGAATAGGTTTAATATGCTGTGGCAGCAGCTAGAAGAATTGCAAACAGAATGTGATCTTTTTGTTATTGGTGGAGATGTTTTTGACAAACTTCCTAATATGGAAGAATTGGAAACATATTTTGATTTGGTTAGTGCTTGTAAGATTCCTACTATTATTTATCCTGGCAATCACGAAGCAGTTAAAAAAGATACAACCTTTTTAACAAACTTAAAACAAGTTACTAATCGTTTAAATCCCAAAGTAGAAATTATTGATGATTTTTACTCATTAGACAATATGGACTTTATTCCATATAATAAATTAAAAGACTTTGAAAAAGCACCCCACTTAGTGCATGGCGATATTTGCTTTACTCATGCTCGTGGAGAGATTCCACCACACGTAAAGCCTGAACTAGATTTAGAATTATTTGCTCGCTGGAAGGTAGTACTTGCTGGCGACTTACACAGTTATGAAAACTCTCAGAAAAATATCGTCTATCCTGGCAGTCCCGTCACTACCAGCTTTCATCGTCATAATGTGGATACTGGCGTAGTTATACTGGATACCGCAAGTTTAGATCATGAGTGGCGTAAACTACAACTACCACAACTTATTCGTAAGACAGTAGCTGTACACGACCCTAAACCTCAAACTGATTACGATCATACAATTTACCAAGTTGAAGGCGATATGCAGGAACTTGGCGAACTAGAAGATAGCGATTTAATTGATCGCAAAGTTATCAAGCGCGATACAGACAGCGCACTGATCCTAGACAAAGAAATGTCTATGTCAGAAGAAATTCGTGAGTATCTTGCGTATATCCTAGAGTTGCCAGAAGATACTATTGAAAACGTATTAAAGGAATTTCAAAATCATGCAGACAAAATTGAATCCGAATAAAGCCGAAGTTTGGTCACAAGAAAACTGCCCTGCTTGTCAAGAAGCTAAGCGTTTGTTAATTTCATATGCTATTGAATATACAGAGTGTATGATTGGTGTTGGCACATATACTAAAAAAGATTTAATCGAAAAAGTACCTAACGCTCGTAGTGTTCCACAAATATTTATTGGTGGTGAATACATAGGCGGGTTACCAGAACTAAAAAAGAGATTTGCCATAAATGATAACTATAAAACAACTACGATGGGCTAACGCCTTTAGCTACGGAAAAGATAATAAAATTGATTTTGTTGCAGCTCCACTAACACAATTAGTAGGTCGTAATGGCCATGGTAAAAGTTCTATTGCTCTTATCTTAGAAGAAGTATTATTTAATAAAAATTCTAAAGGTATTAAGAAAGCAGATATTCTTAACCGACATATCAAAGATAAGACGTATAGTATTGAACTAGACTTTAATCGTGATGACATAGATTATACAATCAAATCTAGTCGTGGCACTGCACAAACAGTTAAGTTGTTTAAGTCAGGTGTAGACATAAGTGCACATACTGCTACAGCAACTTATAAAATGATTGAAGATATTTTAGGTTTTGATCATAAGAGTTTTGCTCAAATTGTTTATCAGTCAAATGCATCTAGCCTTGAATTTTTAACAGCTCCTGATACTGCTCGTAAAAAGTTTCTTATTGAGATTTTAAATTTAGGCAAGTATACCAAAGCTGCTGAAGTTTTTAAAGAAGTTAGTACTCAACTTACTAAAGATATTGCCGCAGTGCAATCTCAAGTCAATACTGTGACCAGTTGGTTAAATAAGTATGAGAAAACCGATTTAACTTTAAAAGAAACCGTTGACGCCCCTGAACTAGATACAACTTTAATAACAGAAGCATCTGTTTTAGAGTCTAGCATTAATAGCATAGAGTCTACTAACAAAAAGATTTCTCAAAATAATACTTACAAACAGCTACAGGGTAAAATTAAACTTTTACCTATTCCTGATAAGCCTGAAGAAGGCATAGAAACTTATCAAGCAGAAGTAGCAAAACTATCTAAAACAGTAAGTGACGCTCAAAGTTTTGTTAAAAAGATGAAAGCATTGCACGGAACATGCCCTACTTGTCTAAGTGATATTGACGAAGAAAAAGTAACTGAATTAATTGAAGAAAAAACAGCAGAAGCTGAAATAGCTGCTATAGAAACTATGGGCTATACCCAGCAAATAGTTCAAATCAAACAGCAGAAAACAGCTTGGCAAGAAGCGCAAAAATCACAAGAAGATTGGGAAAAGTATCATACACTAATAGATACGGAATTACCAGAAACATTACTAGACAAACAAACTCTACAACAGCAATTTACAGAATTACAAAGTTCAATTGCTGCTACAAAACGTAAAATCGTAGAAGCAGAACAGCATAATAAAGAAGTAACGGCACACAATACTAAAGTAGATTTAGTATCTAAACAATTGGTTGAAATGAATCAAGAGTTAGAAGTCTATAGTGGTAAGTTACATGAATTAAGCGAACGCATGAGTATTTTAAATGTTTTAACTAAAACATTTAGTACAACGGGCTTAGTAGCTTATAAAATTGAAAGCCTAGTCAAAGACTTAGAAGATATTACAAATAGATATTTAGTAGATCTAAGTGATGGTAGATTTCAAATTGGCTTTAAGATCAGTGCTAGTGACAAATTAAATGTTGTTATTACTGATAATGGAAAAGATATTGAAATACTGGCTTTAAGTGGCGGTGAGAAAGCAAGAGTTAATGTGGCTACTTTGTTAGCTATCAGAAAGCTAATGCAAACATTGTCTAGTTCTAGAATTAATCTATTAATACTAGACGAAACTGTAGAAACACTTGATACTGATGGTAAAGAAAAATTAGTTGAAGTATTACTACAAGAGGAACATTTAAACACTTTCTTAGTAAGTCACGGCTTTAGCCATCCACTACTAGAAAAAGTAAATGTTATTAAACGTAACAATATATCCCAAATAGAGGTATAATATGATTCTAGAAGAAATTGAAGGTAGTGTACGTATTATGTACGCTGGAAAAACCCTGTCTGTAGGCGATTCTGCCGATGATTATAGCAAAGGCGTATTTGTGGTTGGTAAAGGTAAAGCTATTTTTCGTGTAGACTCAAGCTCTACATTTGAAGTTAAAGGCATTGAAGCTGAAGACGCTCCAACACCTGCTCCAACACCTGCTCCAACACCAGTAGTCGAGGCAGCTCCAGTAGTTGAAGTAGTTCCCCCGCCTATGGAAACTCCAAGTGAAGTTACCAAAGAAGCGTAATGGCCGTAGATCCTAGAGCCAAAGGTGCTAGAACAGAGACCACAGTACGTGATCTACTTAAAAAGCACACTGGTTTAGCTTGGGAAAGAGTACCTGGATCAGGTGCTCTTGACCCTAAGCATCAGCTTAAGGGCGATTTATACGTTCCTGGGCGAACTAATCTTTGGTGTGTAGAAGTTAAAGGCTATGCGGAAGACCACCTTACTTCACACTTACTAACATCCAAGACTCCGCAACTAGTAGAATTCTGGCAACAGACTACTCGTCAAG